CTACCAGAGAAGCCAGCGTTTCCGGTAGCTCCAGGGTCGGTGTTGACGGTGGGGGATTCCATCAGGTTGATACCTGACGAGAATGCTTGCTCCTCACGGAGGAATTTTTCTTGGTTTTCTAGCAGGACCGCGGTTACGGCTCTACGATGAGAATCTTTGATTGGATCAAGACCATCATAGTCGAGAAGTGGACTCCACTTTTCCTGCAATCTTTCGGACTGAAACATTGCTTTACCTTATTTGTTTGAATTTAATGTTGAAATCACTTTTTAAAAGCGCCCAGGGAACGCAGATAAGCGTCCATGGTTCCTGTAACAGGAGATTCGGTTGTATCTACACCCTCAGACAGAGTCTGTTGTTGGGCTGCTTTTGGAGCTGGTGCCTTACCGGAGAAATATGACTCCTTCAGGGTTTCCAGTTTCTCACGATATTCTGTATCACTTTCAAACTCAATACTTTCGGCAAGTGAAGCGAGCTTCTCTTTCTGGGTCTCTGCGAGTCCCTCAGAGATTTGATCAAGAATCGAACCTGCAGTGGACTCAGCGAGTCTCTTATTCAGATCGATATTCTTGTCAATTTGCTCATTGAGCTTGGTCTCCATGTCATCTAGTTTTTCTACCATGCTTTCCAGCACATCATATTTATCTTCAGGGATTGTTACATAATGTTCTTCAAAAAGACCCTTCATTCCAGAAAGGAATGATTCGGTCATTTCGGTCTTAAGACCTTGTTCGACAGCCAATTCATTCTCGGTAATCCACTCTTCGCAGACATACTCAAGATAGGCATCGACTCTTTCAGTAAGAACGTCCTTAAGACCTTCTTTCTCCTCTTCAAGTTTCTCGGAGTATTGAACTTCGAGAGTTTCTTGAATTTCTTTTACTTTTGAATTAAGTGCGGCTTCGAAAACGATCTTAGCCTTTTCTCTGAATTCTTCGGAGAGTTCTTCACCACCAAGGAGAGCGTTAACATCTTCATCGACGTTATACTCTTCTTTGGTTTCCTCTTCAGAAACGACTTCCTCTTCGGTAGTCTCGGCCTCAGCTACAACTTCCTCTTCGGAAGCTTCAGCTTCTTCTTTGGCCATTTTCTTCATTTGATCTGCGGCTTTAGCACCTCTGTTAACCACATCCTTGACAGTTGCGATCTTAGGCTCTCTGAGCTTTGCCGAATCATCATCAGGTTTGTAGTTCTCAGGGGTTGGACCACCGAGATCTTCTACACTACCGAGCTGTGTACCTGGATCAGTCAACTTAGGCATTGACTCAGCAGGTTTAGCGTTCGCATTCACAGCAGTTTTAGATTGCTCCATTTCTTGTAAATCTCCACGAGACATTGTTGAACTACTCCGATTAACCGTATTTAATCTATATTTATTTATAAATTAGTATTTTTAAGCACTCACAGGTTATTCAAGAAATTATTGAATACATCGAGTTTCTTTTCATCAAGTTCACCCTGTGTTACCAGAGTATTGATTTGTTGGTAAGTTTTTTTAGCTAGGGATTCGCGAAGAATACCACCATCCCATACCCATTCTTTACCTTCCATGATACCTTCAACGAAAGCATCTGGTGCAGAAGGGTCAGCCACAATGTCGGCAGCAGTTGACAACATAAAGTCATCACCAACGACATTTATGCCTTCTCTTGTTTGTTTAAGTGATCCAATACCTCTTGAAGAAACACCCAACTTAACGCCTTCGTTAATGAGGGACTCTGCAATTTTACCCATTGGAGTAGAAAGAATTTTCGCCTTACCAATGAAGTTTGTTCCATTCTCTTTGAGTGAAACAATTTTGTGACTGACGCGGTCCAAATTAACAGTTGGTCCATCTGGATGTCCGAGTTCTCCAAGAGCTCTCCCAGAATTGACATTACTTTCTGTATACCTTTGGACTTCTCTTCTCAGAGTCTCCATTGGATACATACGACCATTTCTGTTCTTAAGGTTTCCTTGAAGGAATATACCTTCAATAAACATGTTTTTCTTACCGTTGCGTTCTTCAACGATAAAATCAACTGATTCGATCTCTTCTCTGATAAGTTTCATTAGATTTACCCTGTGTAACCCACTTTAGCGGCTCTGGATGTGCCAGTTCCATATACAACATCATTTGGTTTTTTCTCAATAAATTCAACAGTTCCTGTAGGAATCGTAATAAAACGTCCAGTTTGACCAACTACTGTAGCGACACCGACAGTGGCAGCTGAACCAGAAACATTAATTACTCTCAACACTGTAGCTTGTGTGAATGAAATAGCAGTCCCAGACGTAGTAGGGACCGCAATCTCATTACCAATAATTAATGTCCTAGCCATTGTTAATCCCTAGTGTATGATTTTATTTATTCAACTTCGCCTTCGAGTTCAGTAGAAACTTCAGTTCCTACCTCTTCTTCATCATCAAAGACGGATCCAGCGATGTTTGGTCGAATATTTTCAATTTTTCCTGCTGCCTTGGCAAAAAGAATATCTTTAATTGAATCACTAATTTGGGAAGGACTTTCATCTTTCACCAACAAATCCATAAGTTCATCCATATTATTAATAATAATGTTTTAGTTATTTAGATGTCGCCACCCTTGGGTTTTGGGGTTTCTTCTGCTTCGGGTTCCTTTGGACCCTCACCACCACCTTCAGCAGTATTCATCTGACTTTGAAAATCAAGTTCTTGAGATGCCATTTGCATATTCTGAACTTCTTTAGGATCGATGATTGTACCATCAGCGATTTCTTTTTTCATCATCTTATCCTGTTCTTCAATCTCGGCATCAGTCTGTCTGAGGACGTTTCTTCTAACGTACTCCTGAGAGTAATACTTACCAACATAAGGTTCAGCCAAACCAGCAAGGTTCAGTCTGTTCTCAAAGAGTTCTGACTCTTTGAGTTCAGAGAAGTGGTTATCATAGAGGAAGTCATACTGGATGTGGTCACCCATATAGTTCCAATCCTCAGGTGTAATCACATTCTTAAGGAGGAGTTGAGTCTTTAACATGTCACTGAACATTGCTGAGAATCTTTTTCTCATTCTTCCAACAAACTTGGAGAACTTGATCTCATCTCTCAGGATTTCAGAAGAACGACCCAAGGAGAATCCACTATCTCCCTGAAGTCTTGTCTCTGGTACATTCAATGAACGATAAAGTTTCTTTTGGAAATATTGGATGTCAGTAATTTCCCCAAGATTTTGACCACCAGGAAGTGTGGAGATTTCAGTTCCCCTACCCCCCTCACGTCTAGGAAGCCAGAAGTCCTCCATCATAGACATGTGTTTTTTATCATCTCTGATCTCACCGGTATTTGCATCATAGACCAACTTGTTTCTATAACGCATCATCACATCTCTAAGATATTGTTCTGCCTTTACCTTAGGTAGATTACCTACATCAATATAAAAGATTCTACGTTCTGGTGCTCTTGAAAGTCTGTAGATGACCAAAGCATCTTCAATCATCATTAGTTGATTGAGTGGTTTAATTGACTTGTGAAGCCAAGATAGAGTTGATCCTTTATTTCTATCTACTAAACCAGAAGTACAATATGTGACAGAATCACGAGTCATCTTGATACTCTTCGCACTACCAGCAGTAAAGGCACTGGCAATTGAACCTGACTTTGAATTGCCAGGAGTATAAACAAAATACTCTTCAAGATCTGGGAAGTTATAACTCTGTGGGTCGTCTCTACCACCTCTTTCAAGATTGTTCAGTGAATCTTTTGGATTCTTTTTGACTTGACGAATGAACTTCATCTTCGACGCATCAATATACCTCAGTTCCTGAATACCAGCTGANGGATCTTTTTGATCGATGACCTTGTTGTAATATAGTCTTCCATCAATATACCAATTNCGGAAGATTTCATGAGCTTTTTTGTCAAAGTCAAGAAGTTCAAGAATATATTTAAACTCTTCCTTAATCTTTTTCTTGATGCCATCACTGGCATTTAAGTTTTGAAGGTCAATCGTTACAGGACTATCATTCGTGTCCGCTACGATCGCTTCATTTACAATATCTTCGATCGCACCATCACACTCAGGATAGAGTGCCATTGATCGATATCTACGAATTAGATCGTTCTCATTTTTATATACACCCTCAATATCTACATAGCTGCCATAAAACCCCGAAGAGACGTAGTGGTCCGTACCATCATTATTACTTGGTGGTACTGGAGATACTACACTCTCCGAGGTCTTTTCATTATCTTCAATTGAGAAACCAAATAATCTCGCCATTTCAAATAAATACTAGGATTTGTCTCCTAGTATTTATAACTCGAAAATCACTCATCCCCAGATGCGGCAGATTCCTCACTAATGGAACCTGTGTTAACACCTTCACCAGCTGCGCTCTCATCGGATTCACCGATAGTGAAGTATTGAACCTGGAAGGTTACAGTGAATTCTTCAATTGTGTCAGCACTGTCATAACTAAGTGCAATTTCACTGACCTCAGAAGGCCAAATGTCATAGAACTTATAGCTCCTCAGAACACTAACAGTTCCTGGATTATTAGTTGGTGAGAATGCACTGTTACCACGACCCAATTGCTTAACAAAACCATTGGTCATGTAAGAACTTGGATTAGTGACACCAGTGTTATCAATTAGGTTTGATACAACATCACTCCACTTCTCAAAAGCGGTTCTCAGAGTGAAGTCCTCATCGTTGATGATGGTGACTGTCCACTCAGCGAATGTTCTATCACCAGCGACTTTCAGAGTTCTACCTCTAAAAGGAACACTGATTGGATTCACTGTTGAAGCTGGAAGTTGAGCTGCTTTACACAGAAACTTAAAGTTATCTGTGTAAGAACTCCATGGATCTGAGGTATCTGTATCTCCACCTTCGCCACCGCCAGTAGCATCGACCGCACCAGTTAGTGCTGTTGGAAATGAGGGAATTGATACCTCAAATAGATTGGGACGGGCGCCGCCGCCCGCCAATTGTGTTTTGAAAGATGATAATGTTCTTACTGAAGCCATTTTAATTGTTCTCCGTTAGTTTAGTTAATATTATGATCAAACAGTTCCGACTACTTCGGAGAAGTCAACACCAGTTCTGGTGGCAACAAAGGTAAGTGTGATGAAGTTGATAGACTTCGTAGGTTTCAAGAAGATGTCTGCTCTAAACTCATTGTTATCAATGAGGTCGGGAGTGTTGTTTGTGTTGTCACATTTAACTACAAAGTCAAAAAGACCTCTCTTTGCTTGAACATCACGGAGGAAGGGTTCAACAGCGTTCACGAAACCAGATCTTGTAGTCTGATCGTTGACTTCAAAGAGTCTTGAATTGGCTGCCTGTTCGATGGTTTTTTCAACCGTCAGGAACAATCTTCTTACGTTTATTCTATCAAAAGCGGAATCATAACCAAGTGCTGTCTTGTCACCAAACAGAACAATACCAGCACCTGGTTTGTTCATGATTGGATTGATTCTATTACTATAGAGTTGGTCTCTCTGTGCCTTACTTGGGTTGTAAGCCAACTTGACCGCGTCATTGATAGCTCCTCTTTGGGTACCAGCTGGTGAGAACCAAGGGAAGGATTCAGTGTCAGTTCTAACCATTGTTCCTGCAACGTCTGGGTTGCATGGGATGTAGACGAACTGATTATTGAATCTATCAAAAGTATACTTCCAACCACTGTCAAATACAGCGTAGGAGGAAGATGTCAGAGGTGCATAGAACTCAAGAATATTCTGTACTTGTGTTGCAGCAAGAGTCTGACCGACAACGTCATCTCTGTGTGGGGAGATAACTGCTATACAATCCTTTCTAGATTCGGCAACTTGAATCAGTTTGTTAGCCTTAGCTTGGGAATTGATCTTATCAGGAAGACCAGGACCCATCAGGAGGAAGTCAACAGTAACTTCTGCATCATTCGAGAAGACTTCATAAGAAGTCTGAAGATCTCCAAGTGTTGCTGGGAATCCACTATTTGATGTATAGTTTTGACCACCACCAAGAGTGTATGTCTTATTGCCAATGGCTGAGAAACTAATATTTTGTGCTATTTGTCCCCAAGCTCCACCACCAATTGTGATTGGTAAAGTTCCAGAACTAAAGTTAATAGCTCTTGGACTTGTACCTTGAACTGAGTCTTCAGCATTAGCAGGACTATAACCAGCGAAGATATACTTAGAACCGTTAACCAACGCGTTCTTATAATATGTCCTAGTTGGTGCTTCACCATCAGCTACAGCATCAGATGCCTTAGAAAGGAAGGTGTGTTTCTCAAGAATATTACCTTGAATACCAGTGACACTACCACTGTCGTCAATAACTACAATGTGGAGTGAGTCACCCGCACCATTTCTAGAACCAGAAAAGTTAGAATCAACTGGTTTACCAGCGATTGTGTTCCAGAAGATTGGGTTATTGGTACCAATTGTTTGTTGATCATACCAGTCAACTGCTGTCGTGACTGGGGCTGTATAACCGGTTGTAATACCTGTTGAGTTTGTAAAGATTAGTTGATTAGTTGCAGCGAACGCTCTAGTGGAGTCATTCTTAGCGTACTTAACATTAGTCTCTGTACCAGCGGTGTCAACTCTCGAAAGAACTCTAACGTCAATCGAACTAGAACCACCAGCGTCTGTGGTAACACCAGTAACAATACCTTTAATGTAACCATCGAAAGATGATGTCGTGCCAGCACCAGCGATAACACCGGTGATAGAGGCTGTAACAGCAGTACCGACGACAACTTTAAGATTACCACCCGGTGCTACAGTATTGATACCCAG